GAACTAGCATATAGAGTTCCTGCTTCAAAAATTACCAAGAAAAATATGCACGAGGTTTTTGAGGATGATTTAGAAGGTTTGGATACCACGATTGATTGGAAAAATACTGATGACAACTCATATGATGGAGAAAAACTTTTACTACTTGTACATGATGAAAGTGGTAAATGGATAAAGCCTAACAACATTCTAAATAATTGGGGTGTTACAAAAACCTGTTTAAGATTGGGTAGTAAAATTATTGGTAAATGTATGATGGGTTCCACATCTAATTCATTGGAAAAAGGTGGGGATAATTTTAAAAAACTTTTTGAAAGCTCAAATGTTTTAAATAGAAACGCCAATGGTCAAACCAAAAGTGGATTGTATTCTTTATTCATACCGATGGAATGGAATATGGAAGGTTTTATAGATAGATACGGACAGCCCGTCTTAGAGAAACCAAAGATAGAAATTGAAGGAGTTGATGGAGACTATATATATACAGGTAGTATTGATTATTGGAAGGCTGAAGTAGATTCACTTAAGAATGATGCAGATGCATTAAATGAATTTTACAGGCAGTTCCCTAGGACTGAAGCTCATGCTTTTAGAGATGAAAGCAAGTCATCTATATTCAACCTAAGCAAGATATATCAACAGATAGATTTCAATGATTCATATATAAGAGAACATAACATAACTCAAGGGAAGTTTGTTTGGCAAGACGGAATCAAAGACACAAAGGTGATTTGGGTTCCTACAAAAAAAGGAAGGTTTCATGTCTCTTGGTTACCGGCTGTACATATTCAAAATAATTTTAGTGAACGAAACGGACTCAAATATCCGGGCAACGAACACCTAGGTGTATTTGGTTGCGACTCTTATGATATTAGTGGAGTTGTAGGCGGGGGAGGTTCTAACGGTGCTTTGCACGGTTTGACTAAATTTTCAATGGACGATGCTCCAAGTAATGAATTTTTTTTAGAATACATTGCGAGACCTCAAACTGCAGAGTTGTTTTTTGAAGATGTATTAATGGCTTGTGTTTTTTACGGTATGCCAATCCTCATAGAAAACAATAAACCAAGGTTATTATATCATTTTAAAAATAGAGGATATAGGAAATTTTGTTTAAACAGACCGGACAAACATTCAACAAAACTTTCAAGGTCCGAAAAAGAATTAGGCGGTATACCAAACACAAGTGAGGAGGTAAAACAAGCTCATGCCGCAGCAATCGAATCTTATATAGAAAAATATATAGGATTAGATACAGAAGAAGTATTTAGACCTAGTGATGAAATGGGAACGATGCCTTTTAATCGTACTCTTTTAGATTGGGCTAAATTTGATATTAACAACAGAACCCGTTATGATGCCTCTATAAGTTCAGGTTTAGCTATCATGGCTAATCAAAAACATCTTTATACTCCTGTAAAAAAAGAGTCAAAAATAAAGATTAACTTTGCAAGGTATACAAACACGGGAATAAAAAGCGAATTAATTAGATGAAGGATGTAAAAATAGACATTAAGTCCGCAGCTTTTCCTGACCAATTTGTTTCAGACGCAGAAAAGGCTACAGACGAATATGGATTAAAAATAGGACAAGCTATACAATACGAATGGTTTCGTAGGGATGGAATGAGCTGTAGGTTTTACGACCAATTTAGACAGTTTCATAGATTACGATTATATGCAAGGGGAGAACAATCAATTAGAAAATACAAAGATGAATTAGCTATTGATGGTGATTTATCTTATCTAAATTTAGATTGGACACCTGTTCCTGTAATACCAAAGTTTGTAGATATCGTAGTCAATGGAATGTCTGACAGACTCTTCAAGGTTAGTGCCTATGCACAGGATGCTATGTCACAAGCTAAAAGAAGTAAATATCAAGACATGGTAGAAGCCCAAATGGTTTCTAAAGAATTTTTGACCAAGATAAAAGAAAAGTCTTCTCTTGACCCCTTTACTGTTTCACCGGAAGAACTACCCAATAGCGATGAAGAGTTGTCTCTTTTTATGCAACTTAACTACAAACCATCCATAGAGATTGCTGAAGAGGAAGCAATAAACACAATATTTGAAGAAAACCATTATATAGATTTAAGAAAAAGACTTGACTATGATTTAACCGTACTAGGTATAAGTGTTGCAAAGCATGAGTTTTTACCGGGTTCGGGAGTTAAGGTAAGTTATGTAGACCCTGCTAACATAGTATATAGTTATACAGAAGACCCTCACTTTAAAGATTGTTTCTATTGGGGAGAAATTAAAACACTACCAATGACAGAGCTTTTGAAGATAGACCCAAGTTTAACAAACGAACAACTAGAGGAGATTAGTAAGTACAGTCAAAATTGGTATGATTATTATAATGTCGCACAATATTACGAAAACGATATGTTTTATAGAGATACCTGCACTTTATTGTATTTTAACTATAAATCTACAAACAAGATTGTATATAAGAAAAAAATAATGGAAACCGGAGGGAGCAAGGTTATTGAGAAGGATGACCAATTTAATCCACCGGAAACCGTAATGGAAGAGGGAAGGTTTGAAAAAATAGAAAAAACTATTGATGTTTGGTATGATGGAGTTATGGTTATGGGTACAAATATTCTTTTAAAATGGGAGTTAGCTCATAACATGGTAAGACCAAAATCTGCAAGTCAACACGCCATACCTAATTATGTGGCTGTAGCACCTAGAATGTATAAAGGTGTAGTAGAGTCTCTTGTAAGAAGAATGATACCTTTTGCTGATTTAATTCAAATAACTCACTTGAAGCTTCAGCAGGTTATTGCCCGAGTAGTTCCTGATGGAGTATTCATAGATGCGGATGGATTGAACGAAGTAGACCTAGGCACGGGCAATGCTTATAATCCTGAAGATGCTTTGCGTTTGTATTTTCAAACAGGTAGTGTCATTGGAAGGAGTTACACGCAGGATGGAGAGTTTAATCAAGCAAGAGTACCCATCAAAGAGATAAACACTAACTCAGGTGCGAGTAAAACTCAAATGCTTATTGCAAATTATAATCACTATCTAAACATGATTAGAACAGTAACGGGCTTAAATGAAGCTAGAGATGGTAGTACACCTGACCCTAATTCTTTGGTTGGCTTACAAAAACTTGCAGCATTAAATTCAAATGTCGCAACAAGACATATTCTTGATGGAGCCCTTTATATATATAGAACATTGGCAGAAGCTTTGACTTATAGGGTTGCTGATATATTAGAGTATTCAGATTTTAAAGATGACTTTGTAAACAAAATAGGTAAATTCAATGTTAGTATTTTAAATGATATACAAGACTTATATATATATGATTTTGGAATCTTTATAGATGTAGCTCCTGATGAAGAGCAAAAAGCAAAACTTGAAGCTAATATACAAATGGCTTTGTCAAAGAATGATATTAATTTAGAAGATGCAATTGACATTAGAGAGCTTAAAAATATAAAACTTGCTAATCAACTTTTAAAACTTAAAAGAAAACAAAAGCAAGAAAAGGAAAATGAAATGGAAATGCAAAAGCAGCAGCAACAAGCTCAGATTAATATGCAGTCTCAGCAGATGGCAGCACAAGCGGCAATGCAAAAAATGCAACTTGAAGGTCAACAAAAGATGCAAATTAAACAAGCAGAGATTGCTTTTGAAATTGAAAAGATGAAAAATGAAGCTCAGTTGAAATCTCAATTGATGGCGGAAGAGTTCCAATATAATCAACAGCTTAGAAATATTTCAGAAACTGCCTTACAGCAAAGAGAAACACAAAGAGAAAAGGCTAAGAGTCAAAGAATATCACAACAAAACTCAGAACAATCTCAACTTATAAATCAGAGAAAAAATAATCTTCCTGCTCAAAGATTTGAGTCGAATGAAGATAGTTTAGATGGTTTTGACTTAGCTGAATTTGACCCAAGATAGCTGAAAAAAATTCATAAAAATATTTATTAACTTTGTTTAAAATTTAATTCAATGGATATAAAAGTAAAAGACATTGGGGTAAAGGAAGAAAAATCTTTATCTCAAAAAGAAGAGGAAGTAATTAGTAAAGCTTCTGAAGATGTTAAAGAAACAAGTGCTCCCGTGGAGCAAGTGGATACAAGCAATGAGAGTACCACCCCCACACAAGAGCAAAAAAGTGTACAGCCGGAAAGCGAAGCACAAGAAAATATAACTCAGTCCTCAGAGTTAAAAGAGGAAGATGTTCTTAAATATATTAAGAATACTTATGACAAAGATGTTAGTTCAGTAAATGAGTTGTTTGCTGAAAAAGAGAAACCACAGGAGTTACCTGAAGATGTTTCGGCATTTTTGGAATACAAGAAAAAGACAGGTCGTGGATTTGAAGACTATGTTAAATTAAACAGAAACTTCAAAGACATGGATGAAACGCAGCTTCTGCGAGAATATTACCAAGCAACTGAAGAGGATTTAGATGCTGAAGATATTCAATACATGATGGAAGACTTTGCTTACGATAGTGAAGTTGATGAAGAGAATGTAATTAAAAAGAAGAAGTTAGCGTTTAAAAAAGAGATTGGTAAAGCTCGTAAGTTTTTTGAAGAGCAAAAGGAGATGTACAAAGAGCCCCTTGAGTCAAGTACGGCATCTATCTCTAAAGAGCAAGAAGAACAACTTGCAGCTTATGACCAATATGTTAAGGATGCTCAAACCTATGAAGAAGAAATAAAGAGAAGACGAGATTGGTTTCTAAAAAAAACTGACGAGGTTTTCGACACAGAGTTCAAAGGTTTTGACTTTAAAGTTGGAGAAGACAAAGTAATAACTTTTCTACCTTCTAAGGATGTTGAGGGAATTAAAAAGGTAAACTCAGGAGCCAATGCATTAGCAGAGGTTTATTTAGATAGTGAAACCGGATTAATTAAAGATGCATCAGGATACCATAGGGCAATATCCGTAGCACGAAATCCTGAAAGGTTTGCTAAGTTCTTTTATGAGCAAGGCAAAGCTGACGCAACAGAGGATGTGACTAAGAAAATTAAAAATGTCAATATGACAACACGGTCAGCTCCTCAAGTTGTAAAGAAGGATGGAATGACAATTAGAGCACTCAATCCAAGTGAGGGTAGGGGGCTCAAAATTAGAAGTAAAAAGTAAATTATTAATTTTTAAAATATAAAAAAATGGCAGGAAATTTTGCAGCAAGTCCAACGTTCTCGTTGCAGCCATCGGCTCAACAAGTTCCGTTGTCGACTAATTATATTACCAACTTTGATTTCTTAAATCAGTATCTTCCTGATACATATGAAAAAGAATTTGAAAGGTATGGTAACAGAACACTTTCATCATTTATTAAAATGGTGGGTGCAGAAATGCCTTCTAACTCTGACCTTATTAAATGGGCAGAACAAGGAAGGTTACATATCAAATATGAAAATGTAACATCGGGTTCAGGTGCAGGTGTTAACACAGCTACATTAACAGTTAATGACTCAGCTATTGGAGCTAACCCTGTTGGTACTGTAATTACAGGTGAAAACCCATACTCAGCACAAGGCGGTATCGCTGTGAGAGTAGGTCAAACAGTTGTAATCTCAGACAATGCAGGTGGTGGTGAAAACAAAGCGGTTGTTACTGCTGTAGATTTAGCAAACAGCACATTCGATGTAGCATACTATGAAGCAGCAGGTCAAATTGCAGGTGCAGGTGCAGCTACTACTGTTTTCATTTACGGTTCAGAATTTGAAAAAGGAACAGCAGGAATGCAAGGTTCATTACAATCCGATGACTACATCTTCGAAAACAACCCAATCATCCTAAAGGACACTTACTTAGTAAATGGTTCTGACATGGCTCAAATTGGTTGGATTGAAATTTCAACAGAAGACGGTGGTTCAGGATATTTATGGTATTTAAAGTCTGAGCACGAAACAAGGCTAAGATTTGATGATTACCTAGAAACATCCATGATTGAAGCAGTACCTGCAGAGGCAGCTTCAGGAGCAGCAGTTGCAGGACTGATTGGTTCAGAAGGTGTATTCCACGCAGTTGGTACAAGAGGTAACTTATGGACAGGAGGTAATCCTGATGCATTAGCAGACTTCGATGCGGTCATTGATAGATTAGATAAA